AACGGAGGGAGGACCACATACAGGATCATTCCCCATCCATTGAATATCTTCATAACCAGGCCGCCGACACCTTCGATCAGTACCCATTGTGTCCGGAGAACATCACTGACGACTTCCACCACACCCTTTACCGCAAGCCAGGCTTTGTGAATTCCGGACTGGATATCTGACTTGTGCTGCTTGGCCCAGTCACCCAGTTGCTGAGCCATTGCTACGATATCGGCGAAGGCCGATGCAAACCCGCCGCGCAGAATCTGGTTGGCGATGGTGGACATGGTTGATTTGATGGTTGACCACAAAGAGGACAGGTCACCGCTGGCAGCCGCATAGCCCACCAGCAGGCCGCCGATCTCCTGAATGATCGTGCCTTCCTTCTTCCACAGTTCAACCTTCTGTTTCAGGCTTCCGCCGACCATGGCATTGACCTGGGAAGCGAGTTGGGACTGTGCGTCAACCTGCCCCATCATCAAGGCGCGGATCTCCTGGCGGACCTGCACCTCTTTAGCGCCCGCCCCCTGGCTTACCGCTGCCACGGCATTGGCAATATTGGCAAAGCCATCAATCTGTTTTTGATTATTTATGTCCAGGATGATCCGCTGCTTTTGCATTTCATCGGTCATCAGTGCCAAATCCTGGGCTGATGCGATGGTTTTGGCATCGATTTCTTCCAGTTTGTCGGCCAGGGCTGCAGCGTATTCCCGCGCCAGCAGATAATTTTTCCCGACATCGCCCTTGTTACCCTGGAACGAGGTGATTGTTGCAGCGGTTTTGACAATCTGAGTTTGATATTCGTCAATAGCATCCATTGCAGGCTTGATAACGGCCGCCACACCATTAAAAGCCGCCTGGGCGGCCATTTTAACGGCGGCAAATTCCGCCGCGAACATGGCGATTTTTCCACGGGCGGACTGCAGCTCTTTACCCAGATCGGCAAAGGCAGGCCCGAACTGGTTGATGGCAGAAATGATGATTTGAAGTTGGGAGGGAGTCATGTTATAAACACCTTATGGAACTGATTGCGATTCTGATAGCCCTTGCGGTAGTAGTCTTTGGCGGTCGTGGTTTTGCCAACCAGCTAAAGAAGTCTCCGACTGTCGATTTTGTCATGACCTCGGATACCCGTTATGGGAAACCCAAGGTCATTGCAGTTGGCGTAGTCGCGGTCATCCTTCTTTACTTCATCTCCAGAATTTAGCTCGGACAGGTCGCGCATACCGCCTCCAACCCCTCTCCAAACATCCCCCGGCATTCATCAATATCCTTACCCCGACAATATTCTCCGATACCCAGGGAGCGTTTTGATTTTGCCATTCCGCTATTCTGATCAATCTTGAACATTGACAGCACCGCCTCACGGAACAGAATCTGGCGTTCCTGGTGTTTCAGGTACGGTCGGCATTCTTGTGGCGAGACTTCCCAGAGGATGATTTCCCGCCTGGTAATGTCTCCTCCGGAGAGGATGCAGACAAGCTGCTCAACCCAGTCTTCACACTCGTCACCTGATTCCTGATGCTCCCGGTCATCCCCTGCAGCTGTTCCAGCAGAGAAAGAATCGGGTTGCAGACGAAAAAATCAGTCACCGCCTGGAGGATCTGTCCGGGTAGGATGTTGTACTCGATCTCATCAGCCAGTTTTTCCAGATCCTTGTCACGCAGGTTCGTCCCTTCAGGCGTGAGCGCCACCGCTAGCGCATAGGTCAGATTATCCCCCAGTGCCTCAATCAGACCGACCGCGCCCGAATCAACATCAATACCGCCCTGGGAGGCGATGTTTCCAATTACGCTAGTCAATTGCTTGATCTGGGCAAAAACCAGCGGTTTCTGAATATAGGTAACTCCGTTAATGGTGTAGGTGTACATGTGTATTCCTTTGGGTATTCAGGAGTCAGGAGCCAGTAGTCAGGAAAAAAGATTTATTCTGGCTCCTGGCTACTGACTCCTGTTTTTTAGGTGAATGCAATACTGATTTCGTCATCCCCGGTGTTCATGGCCAGGGCAAAGGTTGTATCATTGACCATCATCCCGGCGCGATCGCCCTCGGCGATGCCCGTGTAGACGCACTTGGGTGCCGTGATCGTGTAGCGGTTGAAGGCCGTTGTACCGATTGCGCCCAGGGAGAGAGCACCGGAAGTACCACCCTTCCACTTTCCGTACCAGTCATACGCCGCCACCGTTGTTGCTTCCGGATCCAGCTTGCCGGTCGGATTGCGATCAGACAGCAGTGTCGAGAGGTATCCGGAAGTACTTACCACGCTGTCGCGCAGCTCCAGCTTGTTGGCCATGTCGATACTGATGCTGCTGATCACGGCGGCATAGGAATCGATAGTGAAGGTAGTGCCCATCATAATTGGAGGCACACTACCCTCAAACGTCGGGGTAATCATGGTGCCGTCAATAACCCCGTCATAGACTCCGGTAAACTCGAATTCTGCAACGATCGGCTCGCCAACTTTCCCTGACAACTTGACATTACCGCGGGCACCCTTGATCTTTTTGATCATGCCATCCTCGTACACCCAGATGGTCAGAGACGGGACTCCGGTTGAAGCCGGAAGATAGGTAACCGAGGTGGCGGCAACGAGGGTCTCGGCAAATCCGCAGGCGCGGAAATACGGCGAGAGTGCCGGCTTGATCAGGGTGGTATATGAAGCGCCCGGCCCCTTCAACTCGGCGCGAAACGTCACCTTGGCGCTCTGCTGACCAGGAATCGGTATCGAATTGGACAAGGTATTAACCGAGGGGTTACGCTGGTACATCTTGATATCGGCATCGTATTTGACGTCAAACGCCAGGATGCCGGCATCTGCTACGACAATGGCCTCGGCGGTGCCTTCGGTTGTTTCCACCTTGGCGGCAATAACTCTACGGCGTGTCAACATTGGCGGTATCTCCTTTCACTTTTTTGGCCGTTGCCGGTGCCGGTACAGCAGGTCCTGCCGGCGGATCAACAGGGGCTTCGATTACAACGGTTTCAGAGGCATCGTTGGTTGTTACCGTAAAGAACGTGCTTTCATCAATCATGGTGTAGCTCCTTTCAAAGAATTCGTTCGGTGATATTGATGCTGATTACAGCATGATGGCAAAGGACAGAGCCAAAGGTGCGATCTTCAATCATTTCGACCTGTGCAGCGGTATTTGATGGTTCGCTGCCATCGCGATATTGCCAGGTAGCCCCTGGGGGTGCTTCCGCCAGACGAAAAGCATCACAGATGGAATCGCAGAGATCCTGAAACGTCACGCTGGTCGCCATGGCATCCTGGAGGCCCATATATCCATTGAGAACCATGTGGTGGACTCTCATGACCGCCCCGGAGAACTGTTCGGGGACTGCCCGGCGGGTAATCTCCCAACCGCATATTTTCCCGGTCGGGTCTTTGAAAAGGGCAATGAATTTGGAGAGGTCTACCGCCTGGCGTTCGTAGGTATGCACAATACCGGTACCGGGAATGTTCCCGAGTTTTGTTTTTATATCCAATGCCAGCGTGCTGTACCGAACACTCATTTGCTTAATTCCTCTGTAATCAGAAGCCCATGTTTTTCAAATATTCCTTGAACCCGGCTGAAATTCTCGCTCAATGCCTTTTCAAACATGTGCCGGCCTTTGAAACCTTTTCTACCGATTGAGCGGCGGACCACATATTCGATTTTTGCCGCTTGCCATGCTCCGATTCCGAATTTCTTTGTAATCCAGAAAACAAGTGATCCACGTGGCGGCATGCCCTTTCCGGCTGTTCTACCTTTTTCAATTACCTCGGCGTACTTGTGAGCACTGGAGACGATGCCTTTTATCAATGGAGTGCCACGGCCCTGGACGTCATGCTGTATTGACCCGAGCAACCCGCCCTGGGCTCCGAAGACTCCCTGAGGGGTGCGCTTGGCGACTTCGTTGTAAAGGAACAGTGTTGCTTCGCTAACCGCCTGATCAAGTCCCTTTTGAACTATTTCCGGCGCTTTTCCGGAAAGAAGAGCGCCAGTGGAGGAGACCGATATATTCAGTTGCACCGGCTACACCCGGCCGTGGGTCAGGCGGACCCGTTTTGTTTCCGGAGCGCGGGCGGTGATGGTCGCCGCTGGTACGGTGTCGCCATCCTTGAGACCGAGGTGGGTCTTGTAGAGCACCTCGAAGCTGTCGGCCAGGCGGCGGAATTCATCGGTCTTGGAGCGGTAATTGACCGAATCGGCCTGGATGGTGCTATCGCCGGTCTGGCCATAGGCGGCGGCCAGCTGGCGCAGGGAGAATGAGGCCGCCAGATTGGCGACGGCGTCCTGATCGGCGACCGGCAGGGTGGATTCGTCATACAGAATGGAATACTCGCAGCGCACGGTTTCGGTGGCATCGGGCGCGGCGTTCATCAGGCGCAGTTTCAGTCCGGAGGGGGAGCGATAGAGCTGCCAGAGATCCGAATCGATCACAATGGCCGGAACCAGGCCGACCGGATACTCAACCTGGGTGATTGCTGAATAGTCGGAAACCCAGTCCGTGGGTAGCACGAGATCATGCGTACCGTTTCCGACCAGATCCGCCACCATCAGGCGCGGACGATGTTTTCCGTAGCGCTTGAGCGCTTCCGTGACAGCACCGTCATAATCAAAGGGATCGGAAAGTTTCCCGCTGTCATCCTTGACGCGGCTTTTTGTCATTTCGTAGAGAGTCATGGGTGGGAGATTACAGGAGGCGGAGAAGGAAGTACTTTCAGACACTGAAAAGAAAAAGCCCCGATCCAGGAAGGAACGGGGCTTGTTTTGTGCCTTGTACTCTTTTTACGAGCAGGCTGTCAAGAAAAACCTACGGTACTATTGCGCCGTAGAAGCCGCGGTAGTCGAGAACCGCCCCGCCGTAGATGTGGCGGATCTTGTAGGTCAGCTTGTCGTTGCTGAACATGCTGCCCACGTTGGGGAGATCCTGAACAAACAGCTCGGGCTCTTCCTTGCCGTCGAGGAATCCGATCTCGATGGTGGGGATGTCGGCCGGGTCGGCCACCAGCCACCAGTTGTTGGCGTCGGTCCAGGTCTTGACGACGATGAGCTCCCAGGTCTGGGCATTGACGGCGCTGGCGGCGGTGGGGACGAAGGAGCCGGTATTGGGGGTGGCAATCAGCTCGTAGGCGGTGGACTCCAGATCGGGCGGAACCAGCAGAAAGCGCGGGGCGATGCCCAGGGGTTCCGCCGAGTCCATTTCGGCCTGTTTCTGCATGGCCAGGCGGCCGGCCAAAAGGGTGGCCTTGGCCAGGGCGGTGGTGCCGATGTTGTTCTGGCCGGCCAGGGCCAGGGCTGTGGTGGTGTAGATGTTGGGGTTGGCGCCGATCAGGGTCTGGAAGACGAACTTGTACAGCGTGCGGGCAGCGGCGCGGCCCAGCTTCTGAGGTACCCGGCGCAGGCCGAGGACGTCGTCGTTGCGGATGGCCTCCAGGGTGATATCCTCTGTGCCGCCCCGCTTTGTGGCTGCATAGGTGGACTCTTCATCAGTGGGCGAGGTGACGGCGGCATAGGCTGCGGCCTGGGCAACGGCGGCCAGGTCTCCGTAGCCACCGACGCGGACACGGCGGTTGGTGCGGAAGTCGAAGACCGGGCCGGACTGGACGACTTTTTTCCAGTCGGACAGGTTGGCGGCGTTGTACTCCTGGACCATGCGGCGAGCGATGGAGTCACCTAGCAACTCGGTCAGGCCGGTGGTGACGAGGGAGGCCGACATACGGCTGGCATCGCGCAGATCGCCGGTGACGCGCATATCACCGGTGATGTCCTGGTAGCAGGCCTTGAAGCTCTGGACCTTACCGGCAAAAAAGTCATCCAGCATGGTGGCGTGCTTCTCGGACTGGTCGACAGTCACACGGACGTCGCCGGAGCCGGTTACGAGGCCGGAGGCGGAGAGCTTATCGATCATCTCCTTGGTGCTCTTGATGGAGGCCTGGAGAGTGGCGGTTTCAAACACCTTGCCCTCGAATGCTGCGCGGATGTTTTCCTGGGCGACCTCGGGCAACTTGCTGGCGGCCAGCTCGCGATCGAGGGTCATGCCGCAGGCCAGCAGTTTCACCTCGGCAGTACCTTCTCCGGCAAAGCTTTTCAGCTGGCTGACGATTGAGGCCACCAGGGTGGCGTTGTTTGCATCTCCACCGGCATCGGTGACGGTAGCGGCGGCGATTCTTTCCAGCGCCTGGGCCTCATCCATTGTTCCTGCTGCCATTGCACGCACGATGGTGTCGTGCAGATCCGGCCGCTGCTTTTTCAGGGCGGCCAACAACTGTCCAAATAACATATCCGGCTCCTTTTTTTGACC